CGTGGTCGGTCCAGAGCTGAGGGAGAAATTCGATCGACAGCGGTACAAGCTGCAGGCAGCGATCCAGAAGGGCACCCTCGAGGATATGCGGCGCGAATGCCTTCGCATGATGCTGGCGTGGGAGACGCTCGACGTCGCAGCACATGCCGCCGGCGCCTTGCCTAAGCCGCTGCAGGTCTGGGAGCTGACGCTGGAGGACGGCACGGTGGCCGCGATCGTACCTGATGCCGCCATGGCGAGGAGCGTGATCGCTGAAAAGCGCCAGGTCGCGGTCTACACCCTGGACGAGATTGCGAGGCTACTGGAGATCAATCGCGAACTTGTGGCAGCCAAGCTGACGTATCCAGGGGTGACGGTGGTGCGCACCAAGCGCCAGGTCGATGACCCCCTGCAGGCGCTTGATCCGCTGGGGTTTGACGTGCCCTTCAACGACGAGATCCCGCAGATGTCATGAAAAACCCCAGCGCCTGGGGAGACGCTGGGGCAACGGGGCTGAACGGGTTACGCATTACGATGGTGTCAGCTTACAGGTTTTCCGCTGGTTTCAAAGTAGGAAATGATCTTGAGATCTTGTTGCACACCGCTTTCTTCGATCAGCTCTTTCGCTTCGTCCAGGTCCATAACGTCGATGAAGGTTTGTCGGTTGGGGCTGGCCCAATAGGCCAGCACCCTTTCTTTTGGCGAATAATTTGCGGTTCTCATGCTGCCAGATCCTTGCCAGTGCGGGCCGATACCTTAACGGTACGAACCGGGGTGACGTTGGTGTGCGCCGCAATGAACTGGGGCGACAGCTTGGCACGAACCGCTTTCATGTCGAGCGTCTCGCGATCGGTCTGCGAGATGGAGACACGGAACAGCTCCCCCTCGTAGGCGCCTGGTGCGAGATCAGCGAGGTTGGCCTTGAGGGCCTTTTCCTTGATCTCGAGGGCGGCGATCTGGGCCTTGATTTCGCCCAAGGCATCAATGGTGGTGGTCAGGTTCGTTTTCGTCATTTTCATTTCTCCGTTGCGATGAGGCTGATATAGGACGGCTGGTCCTACCTGTCAAGGGGTCAATTTAGGCCATATTGACAGGCCTGTCTGAGCGTCCTACATAGGGGTATCGCAACAGGAGGTTAAAAATGAGTGAATGGCAATCGAAACGCACCATGTCTGGGCGAGAGTTCAAGAGAATTATCAAGGAATTGGGCATGACCCAGGTGGGCGCCGGCCGGTACATCGGGCTGTCTGGACGTACCGCCAGGAGGATCGTCCTAGGGCAATCGGAGATCCCAGTGGCTGCAGCTTTGCTGCTGCGATCGTTGGTGGCTCACAATGAAAAGCCTTTGGTACCCAAGTGGCAGAGGGGGGACAATTGATGTTGTGGAATGTGCTGATTATTTGGCTGCTCGTTGGTCTTTCCCTTACAGGTGTTTGTAAGGATTTTACCGAGATCCTAATCGTGTTTGGGCTTACTTTCGGTATCCCGCTAGGTCTGGGATTTTGGTTCTTGCTCGTGTAGATAGCTTGACCAGACTACGAGAGGGCGCGCATTCTCCCGCAAAGGGCGTTTGTGCGCCCTCTCTGCGTTTGAGGATCCAGCATGACAATCAAGGGAGAGATCTCTGCGTTGCGTGACGAGATGAATGCAGCATTGGCTGTCGCGGTACTCACAGCCACCAAAGAAATCGCAGCAATACGCGCCGATGGACAAAAGCAGCTCGACGAGCTGCGCCGGCGTATCGATGCGCTCGAGCACAGATTGACGATGGTTGCCGGGAGCGGTAATGCGCCGCCGCCGCCACACAACCAGGACTAGGGAGGAGGGGGGTACCCCTTAAGCTATTGCCTAGAAAACGAATACCGCCCGACATTCGGTCGCTAGCGAGGGCTCATACTAACAGCTGCATCGAGAGGCTGGCTGCGCTTGTCAGCAGCCCTGGCAAAGATCAATCCAACAGCATCAGCGTTGCGGCCGCTAATATTCTGCTCGAGCGTGGTTGGGGCAGGCCAATACAGCCGATCGCCGGCGATGCGGATGGTGGCGACATCAAAATTCTCATTCGCAAAATGTTGACGGACGAATGACACTGCTCGCTGCAGACGAGATTGATATTCCGTACAACGGATGGCATCCGCGGTCGCATCAAAGCAAACTTTGGAATTACCTGGCGCGTGGTGGCAAGCGCGCGATGGCTGTCTGGCATCGTCGCGCCGGCAAAGACGAAGTGTGTCTGCACCACACGGCCGTGTCGGCGCTCGAGCGTGTCGGAAATTACTGGCACTGCTTGCCGGAATATAATCAGTCGCGCAAAGCGATCTGGACTGCAATCAACGCACACTCAGGAAAGAGACGCATCGATGAAGTCTTCCCACCGCGGATCCGAGCTAACACTAACGACAACGAAATGTTTATCCGGCTCAAGAATGGTTCGACGTGGCAATGCATCGGTAGTGACACGTACAACGCAACAGTTGGCGCGAGTGTCGCCGGCATTGTCTACTCAGAGTGGGCGCTCGCTAATCCCAGCGCCTGGGCCTACCACCGACCAATGCTCGAGGAAAACAACGGCTGGGCGGCGTTCATCACTACTCCCCGAGGACGCAATCATGCGTTCGCCATGTTTCAGCATTCAGTTCAATCGCCCGATTGGTTTAGCCAACTCCTCACCGCGGATGATACCGGCGCTCTCACCAAGGAAGCTCTTGCCGAAACCTTGAAGGAATACACTGCGCTCTACGGCGCCGATGTCGGCCGCGCGCAGTATCGCCAGGAATATTTCTGTGATTGGCAGGCTTCGATCCTGGGCGCGTACTTTGCGCTCGAGATGGCGCAGGTACGCAGTGAAGAGCGCATCATCGACATCGATGCGATCTCCGGCGAGCAGGTACATCGCGCTTGGGATCTTGGTGTGCGTGATGACACGTCTGTGTGGTGGTTCCAGCTCCAGGGCGGCCAGATAATAATCCTAGACCACTACGCGCGCAGTGGCGGCGACGTCGAGCACTTTGCCGAACAGATCGAGCTGCGCCGCAAAACATATGGCTGGGTCGATGGCACTGATTGGGTGCCGCATGACGCAAAGATCAAAGAGTGGGGAGCCGGCCGGACGCGCGTGGCAAGTATGAAGGCATTCGGTCTGAACCCGATGCTCGTACCATGGGCTACGTTCCAAGATGGCATCAACGCAGTGCGCCGTACGTTGCCGCTATGCATCTTCCACCCACGCACAGAGGAAACGGGTATCGCTGCACTCGAGCAATACCGGCGCGAATGGGACGATGAGCGCAAAGCATTTCGCGCCACTGACGTTCATGATTGGACCGCACATCCGTCAGCAGCTTTCCGCTATCTGTCGTTGGCGTGGCGCTACGTCGAGCGCGCACCGCCGGCCGATGAGGCCGAACGTGGTTGGCACATTCCGCCGCCGGAAGACGATCGCAAGGGGATCAGGCTATGAGACATCTGCGCGCGATCGCGATGTGGATGGTGGCTCACGTTCCATTGGGTAATCTCACGCCACACGTCCTGGCGTTCGCGCTTGGCGCCAGGGTGTACCGGCGCCGCAAGGATCTGGAATGAGATCGATCGTAGACGTGGTACTCAGGACCGTTGCAGAAGCGATCTGCATGTCGCGAACGTGTGAAGGTAACCGGTGCTGCCAATGGCCGGCGAACCGCAGTCGCTTGGACTGTCCGGTGAAAGACGGTAAATACGATGATGCAGCGTCTGCTGCCATCGCAGTGATCAGAGAGATGGAGCCGTAGCATGGCCGACGCTGATGACACCAAGCCGGCCGCGGAAGACATCAGGCATGATGATCAAGAATACAATCCGGCGATCGAGCCCAAGAAGGCGAAAGCCTGGCTCAATCTGTTGAGCGAGAGCGAGAAGGCATTCCAGCCATGGAACGACCACTGCGACAACATCGAGAAACGATATGCGAGCCTGGGTCGGCTGGCGGATATGGCGCGCGACAAGGAATACCAGATCTTCTGGGCGAACTGCGAGGTGCTCAAGCCTTCGATCTATGCCAAGCCGCCTGTCCCCGTTGTGGTGCCCAAGTTCAAGGACCGGCGACCCGTGCCGCAGGCTGCATCGGAATTGCTCGAGCGGTGTACGACGGTCGCTTTTGATCTCGCGCGCATCAATGACGTGATGATGCAGCTGCGCGATGACGTCGCATTGATCGGCCGCGGCGTTCCCTGGTGTCGCTATGAAAGCAAGCAGGACCAGACCGGCTACTATTCAACCGAACGTGTCTGCATCGAGTACAAGAACCGACGCGACTTTTTGCATTCGATCTCACGCAGTTGGTACGAGGTGACGTGGGTTGCGGCCGCCAGCTACCTGACCAGGGGCGAGGCGCGTAAACGGTTCAAGGAAAGCAGCGGCGATGCCTACCAGGAAGCGGACTACAAGGTTGACAAAGACACCAAGGCAGTCGGCGGCGCCGACAAGCGCGAACGCGCCAAATTCTGGGAGATCTGGCACAAAGGCGAGCGCCGTGTGGTATGGGTTGCTGAAGGCTGCGAAGACATTCTGGACGAGGATGACCCGCACCTAGATCTGCTCAATTTCTTCCCGTGTCCAAAGCCGGCCTATGGCACGGTGCAGCGTAACTCGCTGGTGCCGGTGCCCGACGTGCTGCAGTACAAGGACCAGCTCGAGGAGGTGAACCTACTCACGGGCCGGATCCATGCTTTGTCAGATGCGCTCGAGGCGAAAGGATTTTATCCCGCCGGCGGGGCTGAGATCTCCGATGCAGTGCAAGCTGCGATCAAGACGAAGACACCAGGGCGGATGCTCGTGCCGATCTCCAACTGGGCTGCATTTGGCGGCAGCAAAGAGGTGATCATCTGGCTGCCGATCGACATGATTGCGCAGACGATCACCGCCCTGGTGGCACTGCGCAAGCAGGTGATCGATGACGTCTATCAGATCATCGGACTGTCAGACATCATGCGCGGGCAGACGGATCCGCAAGAGACGCTTGGCGCTCAAGAGCTAAAGACCGACTACGGATCCACGCGAGTGCGCGACAAGCAGGGCGAGCTAGTGCGGTTGGCGCGCGACCTGGCTGAGATTACGGCCGAGATCATCACCGAGAAATTCGATGCGGTGACCATGATCGAAATGAGCCAGACGCAGCTGCCAACGCAGGCGATGGTGCAGCGGCAGATCCAGCAGGTGGTCGAGCAGATGCAGCAGCATCATAACCAGGCGCTGCAGATGCTTGGCAATCCGCAAGTGATGCAGCAGGCGCAAGCCAACCCCGAGCAGGCACAGCAGGTCCAGCAGCAGTTTCAACAGATGCAGCAGGCGGCCAGCGGCACCATCATCAAGCTGAAGGAAAAGCCTACGATCGAGCAGGTGCTGGCCTTCCTCAAGGACAACCGCACCAAATCATTCGTGCTCGACATCGAAACCGACAGCACCATCCAGGCCGACGAAAACGCCGAGAAACAACGCCGCGGCGAGTTCATAGGTGTGTTGAGTGGACTGCTGCCACAGCTATCGCAGATGATTGCAGCGCAGCCGCAGACGGCGACGTTCTGTGGTGAGCTGCTCAAGTTTGCGACTGCGCCCTTCCGTGCCGGCCGGTCGCTCGATGGCGCCATCGATGACCTGGTGGCGCAGATGCAGCAGCAGGCCGACAATCCACAGCAGGACAATCCGGCGCAGCTTAATGCCAAGACCGCACTGCAGAT